AGCAGGAATAAACCCCTACAAAAAGATTAAACCCGATTTAACTTAGAAAAAATAAAAACAAAATGTATGAATTTAGTGAAAACATTCAAAGGGGAATGTTATATCTTCTCAAATCTGACTCAGATTTTTACCTACAAATTGTTAACCTTGTTAAGCCTGAATACTTTGAATTTCCTTCTCACGGTAGAATCTTTTCTGTAGTTCGAGATCATTACGAGAAGTACAAGAAACTTCCTACTGATGATTTTATTGTACAGGAGCTTCGTTCCGTTAAGTCGGACAAAGAATCTCTCCATGATTTTACAGATGAACTTCACTATATCAACAAACTAGATACTTCTGCCTTGGATGCTGATGAGTATTATCTAGATTTGATTGAAACCTTCGCCAAACGTGAGGCTATGAAGGATGCTATCAAGGAATCCTTGATACTTATTAAAGAAGATAGGGTGGAAGAGACTGAGCAGCTTATAAGAAAAGCTTTATTGGTCAGTCGTACAGTTGATATAGGGCAGACCTATTTTACTAATCTTAAAGATAGATGGGATAGAACCCATAATTCTGAGCAACAGGATAAGTATAAAACTTTATTACCTACATTAAATCATTCTCTTGAAGGGGGCTTGGGCCAGAAGGAACTTGCAATGGTTATTGCCCCACCAGGGGTGGGAAAATCTCTTTGGCTTGTTAATCAAGCGGTGCAGAGTATGGTAGAGGGTCGAAAGGTTCTTTACGTGTCCCTAGAAATGTCGGAGGACAAGATTGCTCAGAGGTTTGATTCTGTGATGACCCTAATCCCACAGACTCAATTAAAGGATCCATCCGCGCAGCTAAAAGTGGATGAAAGGCTAAGTATTTTCCAAACCAATTTCCCTGATAGTAAGCTTATGATTAAGGAGTTTCCCTGTGGCACTGCCACGGTAAATACTNTGAGAGCCCTTCTAGTACAACTTAGAAACTATGAGGAGTTCTCCCCTGACGTAATCATTATTGATTACCTAGAGCTTCTCAGGCCCACTAGAGAGGGTCAGCACGAGTATCAGGCTCAACAGAGGATAGCTGAGGAATTACGAGGGCTAGCTATGGAAGAACAGGTTCTTCTGTGGACTGCAACTCAGACTAACAGACTAGGAAGGGCTGTGAAGATAATCACTGATTCCGAATTGGGTGATTCTTATGGTAAAATTAGAACTTGTGATTTTGCTATTTCACTAAACCAGAGTGAAGAAGAATTTGATACGGGTCGTATGCGAGCTTACGTAGTCAAGTCCAGAAACGGTAGACCCCGTTTTACTGTTCCTATGACCATAGATTATAACATCTTGAGAATGACAGAAGGTGAGGATGACGACGAAGAAGAGTAAAAAATTACTGGACAAACTTCCTGCTCAGTTTGATGTGGGGTGGGCGAAGTTTGATTTTAAATTAAAAAAAGGTTTAAGGGATAGCGACGGTACTCAATGCTATGGTATTACAGATTTTAACGAATTTACAATTACCTTAGAAAAAGAAATGGAGGATAATATAGCTCACCCTACTATTATACATGAGGTGTGTCATGCTCTTATGGAAACTTTTGGATTAGGGGGAGATCATGACAAGGATGAAGACCTCGTAGTTTCGGGTAACGAATTTATTACGGAAGCAGCGTGTAGGTGTTTTCTTATGTTTAAAAACCTGAACCCAGAATTATGGAATACACTTTTTGAGGAATATTATGAATAAAGCAACAGATTTACTAGAAGCGTTAGAAGATTTAACTTGGGAAAATTATGTAGATATCGCAGACGCAGCAACCCAGTTCGATAAGCACGAAATTGATAGTGAGTTGGCAAAACAAGCTTCTGTATATTCGTACTATCAGGGACTATTGTCTGTAGCAAAAAATAAGCTGGATAAGGCTAATCTTGAATTGACCAAATATACGGCTCAAACCCGAAAAGAGAAAAAGGGGTCTACACTAGCAAAACAGACTGCTAAGGATTTGGATGATTTTGTTGAATCAAGTGCTGAGTTCGCAGTATATACAGAAAGTGTAAATGAGTGTTCATTTAAGTATACTCTTTTGAAGGGTCTGGTGTCGTCGTTGGAGCATAAGAAGGATATGCTTGTACAGCTATCATCCAACCGTCGCGCCGAAACAAATTTATACAGATAACCTAAAAAATTCGCAAACTACGACTATAATATAATAACTGGCCCAACTAACCATAAGGAGGTTTACAATGGCTATTGACTTGAATGCGCTTCGCGCAAAACACGAAGAATTGAGTAACGCTGGTAAGGGAAACGCAAATGCGGATTTCCTCTCAAAGTTCGTCCAGCTTGAAGAGGGCACTAATGCTGTCCGCATCCTTCCTGGTAAAGATGAGGAGACTATGTTCTATGCTGAAACAAAGATTCATAGGATTCCTACGGGTGATGGACAAGTTAAGAACGTTCATTGTCGCAAAATCCATGGGGAACCTTGTCCTCTTTGCGATGCTTATTACTCGCTTTGGAAGGAGCCTAATAAGGACGAAGAACTAGCACGCCAAATCAAGCCTCGCGCCCGCTATTACATGAATGTAGTAGATCGCGCAACGGGTGACGTAAAGATTCTTTCTATCGGTGTTATTCTTTTCAAGAAGATTATCGCTGCTATGCTCGATGATGATTTTGGTGATATCACCGATCTCGACAAGGGGCATGATTTTAAAATTATTAAGATTATGGAAGGCCAATGGCCCAAGTATGATCAATCTCAGCCTCGTCCCAAGTCTTCTGAGGCTGGGAGTAAGGCGGAAGTCGCAGCATGGATGGATTCCCTCCACGATATTCATGCTCTGGTTAAGTTGGAGGACTATGAAGGTGTGAAGGAAGCCGCTACAGGTCTTCTTCCATCTCACGAAGGAAGTAAGGAGAATCCTACACCTGTTGAAGATGTGAAGGATGATGATTACCTCCAAAAAATGCAGAGTAATTAATTATGAGAAAACTGTTTATCTTTGCACCTCTATTTCTCGCCATGGCCCTATTTGCAGGGTGTGAAGCTATTGATAAGTTTATCGGTGACGACGAAATGGTGGTAACATCCTCACAATTTGTACGTGAGGGTGTAGATGCCGCAACGGTGCCTGTTTCTTCCTTACCAAAGGAAGTTCGTGATCTTGTTCCAGAAGGGATGGATGTAGTTGTCGTTGACAAGAAAGACCTTGTTGATGAAGCTTCCCCCCACATTCCCCTTTTCGATGGTTGGGGTGATACTGCTGTTGGTACGGCAGTAAAGGGGGCTGTGCATATTGCAAAAACATTCTTCCCTGCTTTAGCGGGTTGGGAAGCATTGCTATTGCTATTCTTCCGTAGGAAGCGTAAGCACTATGTGGGAGCATTTAAAGCTCTCTGGCCCTCTGACAAGAATGTTGATCTTGGAGCATCTCTTGGGAGTGTGGCTGCCGCTCTTGGCATGACTCACTCTTCGAAATCGACTGAAGAGGTCTTTGAAGACGAGGCGAAAGAAGCAGCGTAATTTAAGGACTAAGTGACTATAATAGGAGGACGGGTGCTAATACTCGTCCTCCTCTTTTTTTAGGTACGACATGGCAAAGAAAAAATTAAAAATCCTGTGTGCCCCAGCTAATGAGGGGGGTTGTTCTTACTACCGAGTTATATCTCCCATGCGTAAGCTTGAAGAGCTTTATGGGGATCAAGTAGAGTTTAGATACAATCTTAATCCTTTAGGTATTATTGAGACGGGTGTTGGTACTGGAACGTGGCAGAAGGATTGGACTTTTGAAGATCTGAAATGGTGTGATATTGTATGGCTTAATAATATCTCTAATTGGGGTGGACCCTACACTGCACGTATTGTAGGTAAAGCAAAAGAATTTGGTAAGTTTGTACATTTTGATACAGACGATCTTCTTACGGGTTTATATGAGGGTCATAGATTATATGGAGTCTATAAAGAACGTAATTTGGAAGATATTACCAAGTTCATTTATTCTAGTTCTGATTTAGTAACTGTTACACAGAGAAAATTTGCTGAACGTATTAGACCTTTTTGTGGTGGGGTGTTGGCAATTGTAAAAAACGCTATTGATTATAACCTACCCTCGTGGAATGTTCCTAAGTCTAAGCCTAACCCACGTAAGATGGTTAGGATAGGATGGGCAGGGGGTATTCACCATGAAGAGGATGTGAAGGAGTTTGCTGGGATCCCTCACCTTGTTAATGCAAAAGTTGGTAGAGAACGGGTTCATTGGGGTTTTTATGGTGCTCCTATGATCAATAAGGAAGAAGACGGCACTGTTAAAGACGAGTGGCAGCACGATGTATGGAAAAATTATAAGAAGATTCTTCTTAGCGGATTCCGAGGTACACCTAATTGGCAAATTTATAATGCTCTGCCTCCTGACAGTTATGGGGGTATTTATTCTAATGTTGATTTAGGTATTGCCCCTCTTCAGATGAATGCCTTCAATGATTCTAAGTCGGAAATTAAAGTAGCAGAATGTGGACGATATAAAATTCCATTAATTTGTTCTGAT